AAAGCAATAATACAATAGCCAAATCTCTATCCATATGGTCATGTATTTCTTTTAGCTTTGGATCAAGCTTATTCACATCATGTTTAAATGCATGCACTCTTTTCATTAATTTCTTTGGTAACACAAGGCGAACAAGCATCGCCCATTTCAAGCGACCATGTGCGCAAGAGGGGTTACCCATGGCATACGCCCAAAAATCCAAAAGCCAAGCAGGCGCATCGGCTTGGCGTAATTGGTTAAAGCGCCCTGCCATTGCCAAGCGCATAGGCTCTCGGGCATGGTTGACCTGCCTGATAAGAATCATATGAAATACTATAAAAATCATGATATATAAGGGTAAATAGTCAACCATTCTTGTTCTCCTTATGTTGATTCAAGGCAATGTTAAGCATCTGAATAGCTCTAGCCCCTTCCTCTTTCACTCGTTCCCACGCTCCCGCGTGGGAATGCATACAATGGTTAGCCTTCCAGGCTGAAATGTTCAATCATTAAATCAATGATGTCACCGCGCAATCCATCGCTGATGTCGCCGCCAGTGGCATCTATCGGTAAGAATGGGCGGGCTGGGATTTTGCCATCGGTGGTGCCGAACTGGTGGACGGCGGGATAGTTGTAGCCTTTGGCTGTGGCTGGCAAGCCGATGATGGCTTGTTTGTTATCACTGAATACTTTGAGACTATCTTGCATGCGCCCTGATTCGTAGAGCGTCTTGCCTTTCTTTTTGGCTAGTGTTCTTTCAGCCAGTGGTTCCCAAGCGGCACCATCAAAGGGGTTACTTTCGTTTTCAAAGGCGGTTTCTGTGGTGGTTTGCAGTAGATTGGCAATCTCTGCCATGAGTGGCGCGAGCTGATAGCCGCGATGCTCCAAATGCGCTAATTGGCGTTTTACTTCGGTGATATTGGATGTTTGGGGCATTGGCATTCCTCCTATGCGTGGTCTATACTTGGCTTATAAGTAAGGCTGAATGGCTCGGAGTAGTACTGTATTGTACCATATGTTGTTATCCTCCAAGTGTCGCGGTGCAACAGCCTTATCTTATTTCTTTTTATAAATCAGTTTTTCCACACGCTTTTGGGCAACAACATCAGGTCTAACCACATAAATGCTAGTACCAATCGTTTTATCTTTTTCATAGGTAAACAATGCCATAAACGCCTGCGTATCACCCTTTTCATCTTTAAAATAGCGAAACATCTTTTTCACCAGCTGGCTTTTTCCTGTGCGGTTTTCCACCTCAAGATAAATCTCATCAGGATCCGAAATAGTCTTGGAAAGCTCATCTATATATAGATGGCGATTGCGTTTCTTTATCTTGCTATCGCCTTTGGCAGAGGTAAACAAGGCATCATCGACGGTCATCGGGTCGCCGATTTTATCAATGTATAAACCACCTTGTTTGATGCTTAATGTATTGTAAAATCTGTCTTTAAGTTCGCTGTCGCTCAAGTTGTCCAGGGCTTTGTTGGGGGCAATCATGGCTAGCCCTGTGCCTAGGTTTATCTGGGTGAGTGCGCCAACCTTTGAGCCTGCACCGACATCATGCGACCAATCGGGGCTGGCAACGCTTTGGGGGGCGTTTGCTTGGATGCTCATACCGCGTTTTTTGAGCTGTGTTTTGCTGTAGGCACGCACTTTGCATTTGCAATTCCAAGCGTTTGGCGGGTAGTTGGTGAGCCAGAAGGCATCATCTTTGGGTAAGACGGTGCCATGGATCGCGGCATGGGTGGCGCGGGTCTTCGGTAGTAGCATGGAGGTATATCGCCAATAGGTTGCAGTGGTGAGGGCTTGCATTTGCCCATATCTTGCCACGCTGTACGCCACGCGCATATTGGTGTTGAAGATGGTGCGCAAGCGGCGGCTGCCTATGTATATGTCTTTGATTTCCCCTGTTTTGGGGTCGATGGCTTCCTTATGGCCATACCAGCCTTTTTTCTGCAATGTAGGCTTGATGCGGGCTTGCCAATCTTTGAATGTTTCGGTTGTTTGCATGGCTTCATTGAGGCTGGTGAATATATCATTGAGCAAATCGACACGGGTCACTTTGGCGACTGTGAATGATTTGTGATGTTCTTTGCCAATCATCTCAGCATAATTAAACGTGAGCTTGAAGCCTTTGCTTTTTAAGTATGCCTTGGCGGCTTCGGGTGTTTGCTTGAAGCTAAAAGCGACTGACTTAGCCATCGGTGGTCTCGTTTTCGATTTCAGCGGCGGCGAGCAAGTGGCTGTTGGCGGTTTGTTGAAACAAGGCATTGTCTAACTGATCCAAAGGCATATCAGGATAATGATCAAGCAAGGATTGATATGCCTCTTCATAGCTTGTGCTATTGGCAATGATGGCCAGCACACCATCCAACAATTCTTTTTCTATGGCCGCAGTGCGTACAGCGGCAATCTGCTTATCCAGCTCATCTTCATGCTTTGGGGTTTGGCTTGCGTTGTTGCTTGGGGTTAGGGGCGAGCAATGGGGACATGGCTGGTTGTTGATGGTGTTTTTTTGGGGTGTGGTGGGTGCTGCCACTGGTTTTTGTCCTATAATTTTAAAGCCGAATTGCTCTTCAATATCGGCAGCATCCAGTTCAAACCCTGAATCACTTAGATTTTTCACTACGCCGGATAACTCGAGGAGGTTCTTTTCTTGTTTGATGTTAAAGGTGAAGGTGCAGCCTTTGGCATGCGGAAAATTCAGCTTCTCTAAGCCGATGAGATAGCTTTGTATGGTCTTTTGAATCAATCGCGCATCAAACTTTAAGATGTCGCGTTGACGATTCTCATGTACTTGGCTTTGGGAGCGGCTGCCATTCTTGCCATCGCTGGTGGATTGGGTGTTGCCTAAAATCAATACGGCAATTTGGCGATCTATATATTCGATGAAGCCCAAGAAATCAGCCTTGCTATTCACATTGAGATATTCCACCACATCATCTTTATCAAACACACCCACACATGATGATTTTAAGCTGTAAAGGGTGTTAATCAATTCATCTTCATTGCCGCTTGATTTTGCAATTAAAGGCGGTGTAGCAGCATTATCGAAGTATTCCATGTTATGTGCGATGGTGAGATGCTTAAGACTAAAATACCATACCAACTTGGATGCCAGGCTAAAATCAGTGATCTCACCAATATCAATGGGGTGCTTGTGGAATACAATGCGTTGCTCATCCAAGGATGTTATGAATATGCGCTTGGTATTTTGCCTTATATATAGATGCTCAAGGGTGGTTTTGATGCGTCCGTTGCCGCTGATGGTATCGGCATAGAGATAGCGCGGTGAAATATGTCTAAAACTTGGCGTGAGCTTTAAATCGACAATATCATAATCCACATTGATTAATGATATGCCGTAATAGATAGCTGATGTAAGTTGGGTGATCAGCTCATCGATGGGTACAGATTCTGATACCCAAGTTTGAAAGTCTTTATTGTCTGTCTTGATGGTGAATGCTTGCCCTACCAATTGCTGGCTTCTTGTTAAGACTGCACTGGCAATCTTCAAATCGCGCATCATGTAAAAGAATAGGCTTTGCATTTCTGCAAAATCTTCATCGAGCAAGATGGCTTTGATCATGTCCACACTAAGATTGCCAAATGGCTCATGCTTATCTTGCTTGAATAGTTCGATTGGTTTGCCTCGGCTCAATTTCTTTGTATCAGGCTTTTGATCCGTGATGTTTTTTACTGCCATAATGCCAAGCCCCTAGAATCGCCTATACGGCGGTTTTATTTTCTATCTATAGGGTAGCTTAGGTTCATTTTAGTTAAACGTAGTTAAATGCCTTGTAAACATTATTAAACGTATGCCTATGCGCCGCGCTACCCCTTATTTATTATTGCACGCCCATTTCAAGCGTATTTATGCTTAAATTGACTAAAATCACGTTTCTTTAATTTTTCGCGCACGCTTTTATAATCAACCTGGCCACCGCTCCTAAAAATACGGTATGCCATTTCGAGGCTATCCAACAAATCATCATGAGCCGATGACGGGTAGGTCTCCAATTCGTCGATAAGCAGATGATCGGCTTGGTGGATAAAGATCGTGCCATCGTTGATGAGCGGTGCTATCGAATCAATACGTAATACTTTGGGGGCGGTATTGCGTAATTCTTTAACGCTCAAAGGCAAGCCGATACTTAAAGCTTCCTTCTTTAAGACATCCTTAAAAAATTCCTGAAACTGCACAATCTCTACCGCCATGGTGGTAGGTGCCATTTTTGCCAATCTGGCATAGGTGGCAATGATGCGCGGAATCAATTTTACAGGACTCATGCGATAGCCTTTCACGCTGGCATAGAATTGATCGCCTTTTTTACCAAGCACGGCCACGCCAAAATAATCACCCTTCTTTTTTCCCATAGCAGGGTCTAAGCCCATAAAGTAAATATCACAGCGCGGCATTTTTTCAAACAGTGTGTAGCCCTCAAATAGTAGCCCTTCTTTGGATAGCGGCGTGTTTTGATATTCCGACATAAAGCTATCTTTATCTTCCAAATATTCGGCAATGACTTCGCCGCCGTCAATTTCCGGATCATCCAACACCAGCCCATCGAGGCTTGCGCCAATCGCATCGGGAAACTGAATCACCAGCGGAAAATTATAGCTCTTAAAATCACCACGGTTGGCAAGGCGTTTGAGCAAGCCATCGTTGTGCAATACTGTACCCACCACAATCAACCGATACGATTGCTTTCTGGATGGCAATTTCATCACGGCTTTCTTAAACCAATTTTCCAGCTTATCACGCTGCGATTTGGATTCGACTTGCTCATCGTTTTCCACATCATCACATATAATCAGATCGGGGCGAAAGCTTAAATAATGCATACCGCGTAATTTTGTACCTGCACCAAAACCCATCAGCTTGCATCCATGCCCGTCCACACTGATCACAATCTCTTTCTCGCGTAGGATGGATGGCAGGGTAATATTGAAATCAGCGATAAAATTGGCATTGTTTTCCAGCTCATCACGGAAAAATTCAAACATCAAACCCATCAATTTATCCGTAGAGGTGATCAATACAGCAAAGCGTGTCTCTTTCTTGGCAATGAGCCAAAGCGTAAAGAGCTTGCTGATCACCGTGGTTTTTGCCCCGCCACGGTAGGCTGTGAAAAGCATCTTGTTGTGGGCTTTGCTCAAAGCATAAAGATGAGCATGGATAAAGCGGCGGAATTGGGATGGGTCATGCTTGGTGAAATGAATATGATGGGGGAAATAAATCTGAATGAATTGGAAGAAATCCGACTTGGCAGCTGCAATGCGGGCATCCTTTCCCTTATCTGCCATGCGTGGTAATGCCTTGAGATAGCCCGCTAATTCACTGATCTCTTGCTTGATCATGCAATCACCGCGCTGACGATTTCATCGGCATGGGTGCTTAAAAACCGAATCACCGCCGTGGCTTCTTTTTGCAAGGCGACTTCCGATAGTTTATGCAACACATCTTTGGCTATCGCAGCCTTGCTTACTTTCGGATTATTTTGCTGTTTTTTTAATTTGTAGTAGGTATCAATATGTTTGCTGATGATAGCAAGCTTCTTTTCAGGGCTGGCATCATCCATGGCATCCATATTGTCCAGGGCTTTCTCAAATTGAAAAATCAGCAGGGCAACGAATTGCTCTTCTTTCTTTTGTGCATCGTTGGCATCGGTGGCTTTGAGAAATCGCATATCATCCCAGTCCATGCCACGGGCATGATCCTTCTTCTTATAGCTATAGATAGCGGTGCGAGAGATGCCTAAGAGCTCTGCAATGGTGGCAATCTTGCTGCCGCTTAGATACAAATCCTTGGCATGCTGATGCTTACTCATAGCGCACACCTGATTGTTTATAGCCACGCAAGATAGCAATCACATCTTTTAATTTTTCATCATTGGCAATAAACAACACCGCATTTTCCATGCGCTCATAGCGCGTTTGACTGGCAAGCATTTCACAGTGTAATTGTTCGATGGCTTTGGTTGATTTCTCGATAGATTCCATGATAAACGCATCATGCTCTTGATCGCGCTTGCGTGATGCTTTTATGGTATGAAGCACTGGGAACACGAGTACAATCAATACAATATTGATTATCTCGATATAGTTTTTAAAAAAATCTAAAAGCATCATGAAGGTTTATTCCTTGACGTGGATGTGATGATGCTTGATTGGCGTGTTAAATATGCTTTGAGTAAGCCGCGCAAGCCATAAATCACAACAACCATGCCGATAATAATCGCCACATACCATTCGGGCATTTTGGCAATGATGGCAAAGCCAGCCAGGGCATGGTTCGCAGTGGCTGGGAAAAATGCCATTATCATAGGGCTTAAAAAGACAATCAATACCAGCTCATCTTTCCAAGATTTTTGCATATTCTGCATGGCGATTTTATCCAAATCATAATCCATTTGCTTGCCTTGCCTAGATAATTCCAGCACGGCATTTGCCTTGGCCACCTTGGCTTGGAATTCAATTTTATTGAGTTCAAAGGCTTGGGTGGCTTTGATGGTTTTGCGTTTTTGCCATTCATTGATCGGTGCAGCCACGGCACTTGCCACGCCTGAAATAGCGGATGTGATAAATTCAAACATAATCCTCTCCTTTAAAGCCACGCACGGTGAGCGGTATCTGATACACAATCAGCCCCTTGATACTAAATGGCTTGATATTGCCTATCTCGATAGCCATATCCGTTTGCTGGGCTGCAAACAAGGCTGTGAGCGCGGTATCCAGGGGTGCATAAGCCAGTTGCTTGTTTTTCGCCTTGCTTGAAATAGCAATAAATAAACTAAAAATATAATCAACATCGTCGATAAAGACGTTGTTGACTTTCAAATGGTCAAAGATCAGGTATGTACCCAGCGTATTTATTTCACCCGCCAATAAAGTGGCGTGTGGAAGCACGCTTATTATTTTCCTTTCCTGAACGGCTATTTGAATCAAGCGATTCTCCTACATCCATTTTCAAACATACTTATTCGCACGGCTCTGGCTGCGTGCATGCGCCACTATATTGCTTTGATTGGTTGGGTCAGCGACTTGTTTAAGTGCGCTTCTATACGCATTAAATTGGGCTTCATCCACGCCATTTTGTTCAACCAGTAATAAATAGCGATAAAATGCAATATCAAGCAAGATAGCATCGGCATTATGCGTGCCTGCAAGCTGCAAGGTTTCATCCGTTGCAATTTGCAAGTGCGCATCCGCCACCGCTGCCGGATCACTGACAAACGCCCTGGCACGTATGCCAAGGCGTTTTTTTAATTCAGCAGCTAGCACGGTACTTAAACAGTACCATCTGAATAATGCGCCATCTGCCAGAAGCCATAACCAGCATTATCCATGGTATCAATACCGTAAAGAATCTTACGAGCATCAAACATTTTCGTGCGATCTTCTTCAATCTTGCCTTCTTTGGTGATTTGCAAGATGAATGGTTTTAAGGGTTGTGTGGTATCCAAGATCGCCCAAGCATTGGCTGGCATATTGGGAATCACTTTCAAATCAAGTAAATTGAAGGCGATATTATCCGATGCTGCCAATGTGCGTGCGCCTAGAATCTGCTTGGCAGTACGCAATAAATTAGGCGCAATCAGCATGATACTTGGGCTGATACCCAAAGGTTCGCCCGATTCATCTTTGATGCTTTGCATAAAGCTAATCACATCAAACAAAGCTACTTCAGTCAGCTTGCTAACGCCCTTATTATTATAAACAGGTGCGCCAACGCCTGCGCCGACAGTATGAGGGCCAAAGAACGGAGCACCATCAAAACACACACCATTGGTGGTGATAAGGCTGTAAATCAAGCTGTTGTAATGTTTGATCACTGAATGATGCAATTGCTGCACCTTCGGCTTCACAATACCTAAATTATCAAACAAGAAATCATCACGCATCACTTCAATTGTAGCTTCCCAATCGCGTTTCACGATGGGATAGGTATTATCACCAAGCTTGGCAACATTACGTGCGCCAACCCAAGCGCTCATGGACGGCACGGTATTTAACCAGGCATAATCCACAGTATGCGATTTGGTTTTTACTTCCGTGGCAATATCCAAATAATCACGATTGGGTTGATTTTGTAGCTCACCGAATATTTTCTTCACGCCCTTGGTTAGTAGCGCAATGTTAGGCAGATCAAAATTAGCCATGTTCTTTCTCCATTTATTTATTTTTTTATTTTTTTGTTATTCAATACCCAATTGTTGATAGATGGCATTGCCTGCATCTTTATCATCAAGCGCATCTGGATTGAGATTGTTATCATCTTTTTTCAAGGTGGTGCTTGCTGATTCCATGGTTAAAAAGCTTTTGAGGGCATTGGCATCCAATGTAAGTGCGAAATCCTTCTTGGCGGGAATCAATTTACCTGAGGCAATCGCATGGTTTACTTTTTGTTCGCGCAACAATGTATCTTGGGCATCCAACTGTTCGCGCAAGATTTTATTGTCATCCTTGAGCTTCTTTAGTGCCGTGGCGCTGGCATCTGTTTTATCATCATTCATCTCTCGATCTCCTTGATTTTGTGCATTGATTTTATTTAATGCTTGATTGAGTAGATTTGGCTGATTCACCAAACCCACAGCGATAAGATGCTGCACCTGGCGCACTTCTTGACCCCAAGCTTCGGGGCTTAGATATTCAGGGCTTAAATATTTATAGGATTGATTGTTTAGTAATTCGGTGCCGATGTTCGTTAAGCTTAGATGCGCATATATACCATCGCTTTGCAAGGCAAAGCGATCAAACCAGCCAGCCGCTTCACCGCTATATTTATCATTTTCGCCATGTTCGACATTCAAAGCGATCTTTAAGCCATTGGATTGCATGGCTTGCAAAACCTTTTCACCATCAATTTCGAATATCCGCCCGTCAATGCCAGAGACCATGCCTATCGGTGATATTTTAATGGCTCCCTTGGCGTGATCACCAATAGCACACACATCTTTAATATATAGCTGGGTAACTGCATCCATAATCTCTCTTCTCCTGACTCGCTTACAGGCTTTCTATCGCCCTGACAAAGCGAAGTTTATCGTTTATTTTCAAGTGTATAACCCATATAAGCGTATCTTGAGTGGCAGTTGGTAAAAGCGGCTTAGCATTCGCCTTGTTGATGCAGAAGAAGGCATTCAAAGGGGGCTTTAGCGCATGCAGTTAGATAATCTAATACAAGCTGGGACAGTGGTTGAGGTTGATGCAAGTCATGCCTTGGTGAAGGTGAATGTTTTGGGTGCTGTATCGGATTGGCTGCCTATCTTGATGCAAGCCAATGGCTTCAAAAAGCATTGGATAGGCTTGCGCGTGGATATGCAGGTGCTGGTATTGGCGAATCGTTATGTGCTTGGCTCTATATATCATCAAGGCTGCCCTGAGCCTGTTGGCGCGAATAATCATACGGATGTACAAAGCTATGATGATGGCACGATTCTTACATATAATAGCAAAACCCATCATTTTGATATGCGATTGGTTGCAAACGCAACACTTTCTGTGCAATCAAGCGGCGGCATAAGCATTGAAGGCGATGTAACCCTGAACGGCGCATTGACTGTGAGCGGCATTACCACAGTTCAAGGCAAAGCCGTGGCGCGGGTCGGCGATCATGTATCTGTATCGAGCGGCTCTAGTGCTGGCTCATGGCCGATGGCAGAAGGCTCACGCTGATGCAGCATATTCTAAAACCCGTGCAGCCCTTACAACTCAAGAATGCGCTCGGCATGATTGATTTCGCGGGAATATCTCTCACAGGTGCGCCGCAACAAGCCTTGAATAAGCGTTATTATATTTCATTGGTTGATTCGATTGCACGCATTCTTGGTACGCGCAAAGGTACACGGGTGATGCGGCCTGAATTTGGCAGTGATCTTTACAAACTGCGTGATCGTACATTTGGGGCGGCTTGGAAACTATGGGCGACACGTTACATCTTTGAAGCAATCAAACGCGATGAGCCGCGTGCTGTTTTTCAAAAGGTCAATTTTAATATAGATGCGATTTCAGGAAAAATGAACTTTTCCATTGTCATTGTACCGAAGGTTCAATGATGAGCGTTGATTTTAATTTACTCCCTGCACCAAATGTGATTGAGCCTTTAAGTTATGAAGTTATTCTAGCGCGAAATATTGCATCATTGCAGAAGATTATCCCCGATTATCAGCCTTTAGAATCGGATATGTATATGCCGTATTTGGAAGAATCCAGCTATCGTGAATTGATGCTTAGACAGCGTGTGAATGGTGGCGCGAAAGCGGTGATGCTGGCATATGCTACGGCTGCTGATTTGGATCAGATAGGCGCAAACTATGCAGTGGTGCGCCACACCCTCCAAGCCGTTGATAACACCGCTATACCACCCCTTGCTGCCATCATGGAATCCGATAGTGCATTGCGCGAACGCATACGCTTGGCGATGTATGCACGGACGACTGCTGGACCTGTCAATCAATACAAATATTATGCGTTGTCCGCCCATGCTGATGTGTTGGATGTGAGTGTGACCAGCCCGCATCCAGGTGAAGTGCTGATTTCTATCTTATCGCATGTTGGGTCAGGTATGGCGAATCAAGTTGTGCTGGATGCTGTGCAAGCGGTATGCAATGCTGATGATGTGCGACCGCTTACCGACTTGGTTCACAGTCAATCAGCAAACATCATTGATTATGCTGTTGCGCAGCGGCAAGCGTGGAAGCTGTGCAAAATGTATCAGTGACATTGCCTGCCGCTGATTTAATCGTGAATGATATTTCCGCATCGCATGTGACCAACATTGATGTACGCATAGCAGGCTCTGCAATATGACATCCCTATTACCCGCCAATGCCACAGCCCTTGAGCGCAATGTTGAGCAAGCCACCGCTGGCATGGCTGATCTACCTGTACCGATTCGTGACTTATGGAATCCTGATGTATGCCCACTCGCACTATTGCCATGGCTTGCATGGGCATTGGATGTAGAGCAATGGCAATCGGATTGGTCTGAATCAGTGCAACGCTCGGCGATTAAAGCGAGCTGGGGTGTGCATAATAAAATGGGCACAGCGAAAGGCATGAAAATCGCGCTTGAAGCGTTGGGTTATACTTCTATCAAGATTACTGAATTTGCGAATCTATTTTATTACATGGGCATCCCGCGTGATGGATCGCGCACGCATGTAGGCACAACGATGGCATTTCAGTTTGATGTACTTATCAATCATGGCGGAATCAAACCATCGGCCCAAGGCATCATAAAAATTAAGGATGCTATCAATACATTTAAAAATGCCAGAAGCCATCTACATCGGATGTATTATATAGCATCTTGGCACAATGGTGTCCACAAACACAACGGCGCAATTTTGCGCGATGGAGGACTTATCCTTGGCTAATTTAACCGACAAACAACTATTTGACGCTGCGATCTACGAGCTTGCAGCGACCGACCCTGTGATGGGCGGCCCTGGTGGCGTGGACAACAAACCACATCAACAGCTTGCCAACCGCACCGCATGGCTAAAACAACAGGTGGATGCACTGATTGCCGCAGGCGGATCAGCAGCCGACATCACTGCAGCTATCAATGCGCATATTGCTGCCAATGATCCGCATGCGCAATACACCACCAATGCCGAAGTATTGAAATTGATTGCAGCCAATGTACCAATCCCACCCACTGCACCTG